CTAAAGAAATGGGAGGAGGCAGTGGCCTCAAGTATGCCGCGTCTACGATCATTTATCTCAGCAAAAAAAAGGAAAAGGATAAGACAGAGGTTGTTGGAAACATTATTAAAGCTAAGACGGTTAAATCGAGGATTAGCAGAGAAAACAGAGAAGTAGAAATAAGACTTTATTTTGATGAAAGAGGTCTTGACAAATACTACGGTCTTCTTGATTTAGGAGAAACTGCAGGTATGTGGAAGAATGTTGCCGGTCGTTATGAAATTGATGGTAAAAAAATATATGGTAAACAAATATATGCAGAGCCTGAAAAATATTTTACAGAGGATATACTTAAGAAGTTAGACGAAACTGCACAGAGGACATTTTTATATGGAGAGAATTGAAACTACGATTCTTCGGAATCTTGTTTTTAATGAAGAATTCGCTCGTAAAACTATTCCATTTATACAACCCGATTTCTTTGAGGAAAGAAGTGAGAAGATTATTTTTGAAGAGATTGTTTCTTTTATCACAAAATATGATACATGTGTAACTGTCGAAGCACTAAATATTGAGGTTGAGAATAGAACAGACCTTACAGCAGAAGAAGTCAAGAACATTGGAGAGGTTAATAGTACTTTCAATGATTTACCTGTAGATAATCAATGGTTACTTGATACCACTGAGAAGTGGTGTCGTGATCGTGCGATTTATCTTGCCTTGATGGAATCAATACATATTGCCGATGGTGAAGATAGTAAAAAGAATCGTGATGCGATTCCCTCAATTCTATCTGATGCACTTGCTGTTTCTTTCGACAACAATATTGGACACGATTACATACAAAACTCTGATGAAAGATACGAGTACTATCACAGGACGGAAGATAAAATACCTTTTGATCTCGAATATTTTAATAAAATCACCAAAGGTGGTTTACCTAATAAGACTCTTAACATCGCGTTGGCTGGTACAGGTGTCGGGAAATCTTTATTCATGTGCCACTTCGCTAGCTCCGTGCTGCTCCAAGGGAGGAACGTACTCTATATTACAATGGAGATGGCAGAAGAAAAAATTGCTGAACGAATTGATGCAAACTTACTAAACACAGCGATTCAAAATTTAAGTGAGTTGCCTAAACCAATGTTTGATAAGAAGGTTGCAAAGATTGCAAAGAAGACACAAGGACAATTAATTATTAAAGAATATCCTACTGCAGCTGCACACTCTGGACATTTTAAAGCATTGCTTAATGAATTGTCCTTGAAAAAATCATTTAAACCTGATATAATATTTGTAGATTACTTAAACATTTGTGCCTCCTCTAGATACCGTGCCAACACATCAGTCAACTCCTACTCCTACATCAAAGCGATTGCGGAAGAACTTCGTGGTCTCGCTGTTGAAGCGAATGTTCCGATACTTAGTGCAACACAGACGACTCGTAGCGGGTTTGCTTCTTCTGATGTTGATCTCACCGATACCTCTGAATCCTTTGGTCTTCCTGCTACTGCTGATCTTATGTTTGCCCTCATCTCAACCGAAGAACTCGAAGGGCTGAACCAAATCATGGTCAAACAATTGAAGAATAGATACAATGATCCTACAATATTCAAGAGATTTATTGTTGGTATTGATCGTGCAAAGATGAGATTGTATGACTGTGAACAAAAAGCACAGGATGATGTACTTGACTCAGGAACTAAAGAAGATTATAATGAAGAGAAAGCACCTAAGAAATCCTTTGCGGAGTTTAAATTTTAATGGTTCTACCTAGTCATTTTTATCCATATTGGACAGTCTATGATGGACTTGGCAAAAAATATTGTGATTGCAGTCATGAAGAATATGCTATCAAAACACTTGAGTTGCATCAAAATGAAGGATTCACTTATAAACAAATCAATGAACCTAAACCTTTACCGCCACATATTGTTGACGTGAGTGCTGAAAGAGAATTACAATTACCTGGCCAACAAGGTCTTCCAAAAGCAAAGGAAAGACTTCCTTTTGAACCTATTATGCAAGATCTACCTCAAAGCAATTCACAAAGTATCTAACTATGAATGACAAAACTATTGACTTTTCTAAGTATGCTGTATTCGTGGATGGTGTCACATCCGGTTCCAGTAAAGATTATCAATGTTTCATTGAAAGTCTTAGTTCCCTTGACACAAAGGGTGCCAATATTGAGCGGCTTCTTACTGCTGCTGTTGGCATTAGTGCTGAAGGTGGTGAGTTTATGGAGATCGTCAAGAAGATGGTTTTCCAAGGTAAACCTTGGAACGACGACAATCGAGAACATCTTATTATTGAGTTGGGTGACGTTATGTGGTACGTAATGCAAGCATGTATGGCACTTGATGTTTCAATCGAAGATGTTGTGGCAGGTAACGTTGAGAAGTTAAAAAAGAGATATCCGGGTGGAGAGTTCGATGTATATAAATCTGAAAACCGAGCAGCCAATGACAGATAAAGACACTATGATTACTGTTTATCAAGCAGAAATTGAAGTCCTCCAGAATGAGAACAATCAATTAAAAGCACAAGTTGCGTTCTTAAAAGAACAACTTGCTTACAAAACTTTTGGAAAACCATGCTATAATGATAATGTAACCGATAAATATGAATGATTACTGTAGAGAATTAAATTTTCCTTCAGATTTTTATCCTAAAATAGATGTATCGAAGTACGATACAGAAGGGTATAGTTGGGTTCAATTTCATAAGGTATTGCAACCTGAAGAATTAAACAATGAACCTCTGTTTGAATATTTAAAGTCTCTTGGTATGTGTAGTTATTGGATTGAATTGTTTTATACACCACCAAATGATGATGGTGTAATCCATTGTGATAATAATAAATGGGAAAAATCTACTAAAATATATTTTCAATATGGTGCTTTGGGTAGCACAATGAGGTGGTGGGATTCATCTAACGTCATTGAAATTGATACAGGTTTAGTTGCAAAAGAATCAAAAGGTATTGTAGATTATAGAGACATAACAGAGGAACATAATCATGGACAAGTATTTATTTCTGAAGAAAAAGATTCTTCTATTATATACGAGAAAGATTTAAGTACACCTCATTTAGTCAATGTTGGTAAATTACATAGTTCACATAATCCCACAAATGAAAAAAGATTTGTTTTAACTATAGCATTACACGATTTAGAAGGTAATAGAATACTTTGGGATGATGCGATATTGAGATTATCAAAAAATATGTTATGATAATAATAACCGATAAATAGTTGGAGCAAATCAAACAGCATGAGAGATCAATTAATCAAAGCACTTCTGGCCCATGCACAAGGCGACATTCAAAAACATGTAGCAAACGTAGAAGTGTATCTAACGAACCCTGCAGGTATTGGCGAACACTCTAATATAGTTGAGGCAATAGAAGGTGAATTAGATATGATTGCTAAGTATCAGGATCAGATTGATATAATACAAAAATACTTTAAAAAGTAATGGCAAACCTAGATAAAAAGGACTTGGGGAAAAGAAGTAATGATGAAGTTTTCCTTGAGAAATTTTTTGAGAAAAATAATCGTGCGAATCTTTTTAATGTAAAGAGGAAAAGCGGTGTGCCAAAAGAGGGTATTTTAGAACCATCAGCACTAGTTTTTATGGTTGATGGTGATGAAGTAGTATCATATGAAAAAGATCAAGGTAAAAATTTTGATGAGGCATTATCAAGAATTCAAGAAAATATGAGTCTTACAGGGCCAAGAAATAAAATTTTACTTGTAGGTAAATTTAAAAATGATGGAAGTATATCAACAGTTAGTCTAAGTGACTTAGAAAAAACATCTGAGTTTGGTGGTCAACAGGGTGGTAATCAAGGTAATAAATTTGAAGATGAATTTTTAAGAAGTATTGAATCTGTAATTCAATGCAATAGCGATAAAACAAAATATAAAAAACAAGCACATGAATTAATAAAATTGATTGATAAAAATCATAAAGTAAAGGGTAGTATATCTAAGGCTGTTAAAGTAGGTGGAGCGAATAAACCTAGACCTTTAAGTTACTCTGGTGGATTATATGTAACAGCAGGTGGTAAAAAAACTAAAAATATCGGTAGCACAGTTTCTGATATAACTGCAACTTTTGGTGGATCAAAAGAAATTTACCTGTCCTGTAAGTTTGGCGATACATTAACATTTATAAACTCTGGTGTAAAAAATGTATTTAAAGATAAGGATTATAAAGGATCTTTCAAAGGTTATAAAAACAATATTGGTGATGCTTTATTTGAAATGTTTGCAATTGATAAGATCGAGTATGCTAAAATTTTTAACGATTATGGAAAGGGATATAAAGGTAAACCTATAAATGTAACACAGAAATGTCAAAAAAATAAAATTGAAGATTTGTTACAGTATGCGATAGGATATAACTACTATATGGTTCATCAAAGTGGCCCTAAATTTACTGTTTTTGAAATGACAGAACAGTTGATGAAAAAAAGTTCAAAATTAACTGGTCAAATAATATTACATTATGGTGGGCAAAGAGGTAATGGTAAAAGACTTGACATTACATGTGAAAGTAGTGAATATAAATTCATGTTTAATCTTAGAAATAAACAAGGTGGATTATATCCATCGCATATAATGTGTGATTACAAAAAGAAATGATTAACATTGACGAACTCATTCGATCCTTTGAATCGAAATCTAATAACAGAAAAGAAAGATATAATGATTTTTTATATCATTGCTTCCAAGTATTTGAAAAATTAATAAAAAATAAAAAGAACAAACGAAAGAAAGATAAATATGTTATAATGAGACAAAAGTTAATTAATTATCTGATCGCAAATGAGAGAACGGTCACGATGAAACTTTGCAGATGAAATCACTATTCCAATTTTTAGAATCAAATGCTGTCCAACAGGCCACGAGAATGGGTCTGAAGAGTGATGGTCATGGAGGATGGTACGATAATAAGGGAGAGTTTGTTGCAAAGACTGATAAAGGTGCACTCAAATTTTTCAACAAAAGACAAAGAATTGGTGGACAAGACCCAAGACAATCAGAGAAAGAGAAAAAAATATCTATTGCAACAAATGCGGAACCAGCAGCAGAACCAACTCATACCATGCAACCTCCAGAGGTTGAAAAAACAAAGGGAACTTTAACGATTGCGTTTGGTAGATTTAATCCTCCAACTACTGGTCATGAAAAATTATTAGATAATGTCGCATCATCATCTGATGACGATGATTATATTATCGTTCCTTCAAGAAGTCAGGACGCGAAAAAAAATCCATTAGATGCAAATATGAAAGTTTCTGTAATGCAGAAAATGTTTCCTAAACATAAATCTAAAATTGTAAATGATGAATCTAATCGCACTATCTTTGATGTTCTAAAGAAAGCACACACCGATGGATATGCAGGTGTAAGAATTGTAGGTGGTGCTGATCGTGTAGGTGAGTTTGAAAAACTAGCAAATAATTATAATGGTAAACTTTATCAATTTGATAATTTAGAGGTAATGTCAGCAGGTAAACGTGATCCAGATTCTGATGATGTCACAGGAATGTCTGCATCAAAACAAAGAAAGGCAGCTGCAGAAAATGATTTAGAAACATTTATGAAAGGTGTTCCTAAATCTTTAAGTCAAAAAGATGCTGAACAATTATTTAAAAAGATTCGATCTTCAATGAATATTAAAGAGGGATGGAATCTTTGGGAGATAGCACCTAAGTTTGATTGGAAAGGTCTTCGTGAAAATTATATTGGTGAAAGAATATTTCGTGTTGGCCAAATGGTTGAAAATATGAATAATGGACTAGTTGGTCGTATCATACGTCGTGGTGCGAATCATTTGATTTGTGTAACTGAAGATAAAATAATGTTTAAATCATGGATAAAAGATGTATCAGAATCGATTGTAAATGGTACAACACAGTCTGGTGTTCCTGCGAATCAAAGGGAAGTTGGCACTGATGCATTCCGTAAATATGTAGAGTCGATGGTTCCCGGAAGTAGTTACGGACGACACTTTATAAATAAATATAGAAAAAATTCCAAGAAATAAGTTAATGGACAAACCAGTGGCTGCTCCTGCTGCAGGAGCAAAGGAAAAAGTTGA